CAAAGAACCACCTTCGGGGGATCGCTGTGAATGATCGTACTGGCTGATATACTTATCGCCTCGTAAATACATATCTAAGCCCATAATAAATCTCCTTTTCGCTAGACATACCCCATATAATCCCAAGTGATATGGGTTGTCAATAAAAAAAATTATCTAAATGAAATAAAAAAACCCCCAATCTTAGACATCAAATAAAAGATCGGGGGCTAGTCTAGTTATTGAGGCAGTAGGCAAAACCATCGGGTTCGGGCTACTGTGCAAATCTTATAGCATGGGAAAACTTGGGATGCAAGCAAAAACCTACAGCAGTATTATAAAAACCACTGGCACACATAATACAGCTATAGGTAAGCCGACAAATTGTTCGGGTTATTATAAAACCACTGGAACTTAAAACACAGCAGTAGGTCAAAAAAAACCCCCGCTTGAATTTGCGGGGGCTTCATATTATTCGGGTTATGTCGGGGTCTACCACCATTGATAAACAACTCCCAAAATCCAGAGAACAACTAAACCAAACGCAGAACAGGCAATAAAAACATCTTGCCAATCAATCCGCTTTAGGTCGTTCTCCATTTCCTCAAGCAACGCAATCAATAAATCTTTCTTGCTCATGCCACCAACTCCGCTTCTTTTGCCGCTGCTCTCAGATACCAATCATCAAGGCCAAAATCTCTGTAGCCTTCTTCGATCATATCATAATAGTGCAAGCTCGGTTCACGAATTGCGCCCTTGTCGCCGTTCATATCGTAAATCAACCACTCGCCGTTGATCTTGCGGCGGTCGTATAAATGCGGATAACCCTCAAGCGCATCAAGCGCCCTCAAGCAATCGTGAGAAATCTCCCACAAGACAACAGGCAAAACCATGTCCGCATCCTGTCGAAAGTCTGCAACCCCGCGAAACACTAAACGGTGATTAGGTAAGTAAAAGCCGCCCATTGGCTTGGCCTTCGGGCAACGGTTCGCCATCGCATGGCGGTTTGTGTTCATTCCATATGCTAGATAATACATATTTTATTTCCTTTCTTTACTAGATAAATAAACTTATCCCATAAAATCCCAAGTGTCAACAATAAAAAAACCCCCGCACAAAATGCAGGGGCTAAAATTTTGATATGTGTTCGGTTTATGCCATTCTAGCCGCATCTTCTACATCATACGCGATAAGATCAAGCGCATCATCAATAAGTGCATCATTCAGCTTTTCCAGTGTGTCGCGGTCAATCGTGTCAACAATAACCTTTTGCGCGTAACCGTAAGAGCAATAAGCATCAGTCGCGGTAAACTGTGTGAACTGGTTAATAACCCACGAACGCAACTTTTTCGGCTCGGTGTGGTGTGCCATCAAAAACGCTTTGTTTGCATGGTAGCTTTCTTCCCCGTTATATGAGCCATCCAAGAACATTCTAAAATGCCTACGGGTTACATGGTTGCAATCCAATAGGTCGCCTTGAAGGTCGCGGATGATACGGGTTTTTGCTGTTGTGTCTGTCATGGCTTATGCCTCCTCTATACTAGACTATCCCAACTCTATTAAATCTATTTGGGACAGTCAACCCCTAATATAAAAAAAATTATGCTTTTTACCCCCATTGATTTTAAACGATTTTTTACGTCAACTTTTTTTACGTCAAAACCTGACGCGGTTGACGTTGACGTAGAATATGTAATAAAATCAAACACTTAACCCATTTGCGTCAACTACGTCAACTTTGCGTTTTGACGTAGAAAATGTAATAAAATCAATAGGTTATTTTACGTCAACTACGTCACCCCCCTATAAGGGGGGGAATATACCCATTCCCCCCTGACGTAAAATAGACGCGCCGAGCAACTGCCGTAGCTTGGGAACTATTGGGAGCTTTTGGGCTTGCGTCATCGGTCTGCCAGCGGTATTCTAATAACACGGTAAATTATTCGGGTTGAGCCAGCAGATGCCAAAAGTAGGTGAGCAGATTGAAAAGGGAGCGAAGCGCCTCACTCCTCCCCAGCAAAAGTTTTTAGATAACTACGTCCACAAAGACATGACACAAACCGCAGCAGCACGAGCAGCAGGATACAAGAACCCGAACGTTTCCGCTGTGCAGCTTCTTAATCATCCACGCGTCAAGGAACGCATGGAAGAGATGCGGCAGGAACTCGAAAGCAAATACGGCGTAACCATAACCAAATCTGTTCGGGATATGCAGCGCCTCAGAGATGAAGCGTGGCAAGAAGGGAACTTCTCCGCAGCCATCAAAGCAGAAGAACTCAGGCTCAAGGTAACGGGTTTAATGGTTGCCCGTAGCCATGTAACACACGAAAACGTTGATAACCTCACACGGGATCAAATCATTGAGCAACTGCAAGAATTCATGCAACGTGCTAAAGATCGCATGATTGACGTAACACCAGCAGAAAATCCCACAAAACCCGAACAAATCCCTATAATAGATTGTAGTGAAAGCCCAGCGGAATAGCTGGTGCGCCTTGTGCGGGGTGGCTGGCGGGGCCGCAGCGCCCTAGATCGGGGCCGTCAGGTGGGGTTGTTCGGGTTTTCGGGGTCGGGCTTGGGGAATTTGTTCGGGATACTCATCGGGCTTCCCAGCGCCTCCACTACATATAGACATTTTATCGGGATTCGGGCCGGGGGACAACTTGCCAGCGATGACAACCCGATAAATTGTTCGGGTTAGCTCCCCCGGTTCCGCTGGACTCCCGGCGACTCACCCGGCATCTCCAGCCCGGTAGATTCCCCGGCGACCCAGCAGCTCCCCGGCACACAACCCGAACAATTGTTCGAGTGAAGGCCCGGTGCTGGCAGCACAACCTGGCATAAATTATTTTATATTTTTGTGTTGACATATAATATAGAGTGGGATAATGTGGGATTAGTCTAGTTAAAAGGAGAAAGACAATGGAGACAATTACACTGGAACTTCCCGACTTTTGGGCAACCGCGTTGTTTTATGATGACACTAGCGGGTTCGAGCATGAGGATGAAAAGCCGTTCCAAGATTTTTGCCAATGGGCATTGAAAAACTATGGCACTTCTGAACCTGTAGATATGGATGAGGAGCCGCACTTCATGAGATACCATGACGCTGAACGCTTCGGTGTTCTTGCTTGCAACGCTCACCGCTATACTTTCATTGTCGGGAATGGCAACCCTGAGACTAGCGCAATGAAAACACTAGCGCACACAATGAAATAAACATCGGGCTTGACCCTTCGGGGTCGGGCCTTCGGGCTTCGGGGTATCGGGGATCGGGGTCGGGGTATATATAGATATATATACATAGATATATATACATATATACACACATATACACACACACGTTCATTATAAATATAAAAAAATTGATTTTTTGCGCTGGATTTTTCCAGCGTTTTTTTTTGGCTGGAAACCATAAACCGAACAATTGTTCCAGATAATCCCAAATAATCCCTTGTCATATGGGATAAAATAGTTTATCTAATAGGTATAGGGCGACAGCTTTGCTCTACAATCTAGTAAAAAGGTAACAAAAACAATGACTTACGATAAAGAATACTTTACACTTTCAAGACGGTTTTATGATCCAAGAGCGATTAAAAGAAATCCAAACCCTGCAAAGATTGCAGAATTAATCCTAAGACTACCGATTAAAGGTGAAAGAAAAGCAGGCGCGTTAATGTCCGAATTGGTTAATGCGACTGGCTATAACCCTCAAAGAATAAGACGAATAATTTCCGAAATGAGATATTGCTATTGTACAAATCCCAACAAATGGACGGTCACAAGTGAGGGAAACAAAAAAGAATACGGAAGCGATTTAAACATTCGTTATTCATATTGCTTTTACGAATAATTCAAACGGGAAAGGATTAAAAAATGACTTACACATTTGGAATAGAAATAGAAACCGCAGGTGTATCAATATCAAGAATACAAAATGCTTTTGACAGAGCAGGAATAAAAGGCTGTGATGTAAAACCAGACGGCACACCAAACGTTGACGCGGAAATAGTGTTGCCACCATTGGCAGATTGCCAAGTAGCCAAAGAATATCTCGAAAAGATTTGTTCTACACTTTCAAACGTTGGCGCGGACGTAAACAGAGCATGCGGTTTGCATGTTCACATTTCAAACGCGCCATTGAATGATGATACACATGCGGCTCGTTTCACTGGTGATAGCATTTTGCACAAAGAACGCACTGGACGCTTCTTATCTCAACATGGTGATACAATGGACGATTTAATTGTTAAAGACATCATGCAACGTTATGAGCGCCAACAAACAGCAATCAATCGCATGTTTCCCAATTCACGAACAGATAACCGCTATTGCCAAAGATTAAACGCAACGCGAATTGAGAACGCCAATACTATCCAAGAATTAAATCATGGTAAGTTTTACGCGATTAACTTGGACACATGGCGCAATGGTACAATTGAATTCCGTCAACATAGCGGCACAATTGACGCTACTAAAATTTGGAATTGGGTTCAATTCATTCTTAATCTAGTTAACTGGACGCAAACAGAACGCGTTGACGGCAACGCATCTAGAACAATTGTCACTGATACACCAGTTGATCCATTTCGCAGAAATTCAAGAGTTGGCGTTCAATACACAATGATGCGCAACGACAATGGCGCGACAACGCGCGATATTATGGACGCGACTGGATGCAGTGAGCAACGCGTCCGCGCGGCAGTATCCGAAATTAGAAACCGCGTTGGTGACAATGCCGTTGTCACTCATACCCAACAATCAAATGGTGCAAGTTATGGTGATGGTACAGACCATACGCGCTACCAAGTTTTACAGACGATTGAAGAGCAAACTGGTGGCGTTGCATTGTTACCAGAAAACAGAATAGGTATCGCATCTGTTTGGGCGGGATTGTCGGATGAGTTATTCGAATATTGGAACGACAGAATAGATGAGTTGGCGCGATAGCGCCAACCATACCAAAGACCCACCAAAGAAGCCCGCCTAGTGCGGGCTTTTTCTTTTTCCAAGGTACCCTAAGCAATCCGAACAATTGCTCGGAAATCGGGGTATATGGGGCCTATGGCCTCCCCTATATTTTAGACTGTATCGGTGCAGCACATACACACTGTTTTCCACGAACAATCACCAGAAAAAAACTTTTTACTGCGTATGGGACCCATAGGGGGTCAAAAAAATTTTTTACAAAAAAAACATTGACCTGTCCCATAAACCGCCATAAGTTCCCAGAAAAGGAGAGAGAATTGTGTCATACATGGTTTTTGGTTATGATTTAAATGAGAAGAAACCAAATCCTCATATATTTGGTCCTCTTTTTCCTATGGTTGCGGATGGATTTTACGCAGATGTTCAAGATGCTGAATCTTCCAAAGATTATTTTCAGGAAATTCATCCTGATTTAAGGTTTTGTGTATTAGAGGTGATGAAGAAGAATGCCTAAATACAGGTTAACATATGGCACTGACGATGAGTTTTTTGCTCAGACTGCTGGGGAGGTAGTTCCTATGTTGCATGATCGTCATATTACTGGTGGTATTGATAATGAGCGTAGTTTTCTTCGTCGTTTAGCTATGGAGATGTGCGAATGGAACGGTAAAAACTACTGTTTTCATAGCCGAGATGCGTTAGCGAAGAGCATGATTGAAAATGGTTTGTTAGAGATGATTGATTAAATCTTTGTTAATTGTTAGAGTTACAACAATTGACATCGGAGATTTTAAATGAATGTACGCATGATGCCCCCACAAGGCCCTATGGGACAACCAATGCCAATGGGTGGAGCGCCTGCCCCGATAGGGGGTCCTCCTCCGCCTCCGATGGGAGGTCCTATGGGTGGTCCGATGGGTGGACCGCCGATGCAGCCTACGGCTGGTCAGCAGAATAAAAAGGGTTTGGGCAGTACGTTTGGCGGTAATGCGCAGGGTCGCGGTCAATTTAAGAATTTTATGTCTGCGAAGAAGCAGACGAGTGCTTTGGTTCCTCAGATGCAGCCTTCGGTTCCTCCTATGGCACAAACTACGGCTGCACCACAGCCTATGTTGCCGGGTCCTGCTCCTCAGATGATGGCTGCGTTGCGTCCTATGGGCAATGCGCAGGTTAGCATGCCTATTCAGGCGGGGCGTCCGATGCGAGGTAGTCAGGGTGGATTGGGCAGTGCGCCTGTTCAGTTGAATATGGGTGGCATGGTTCCGCAGCTTAGTATGGGCATGGCTTCTGGTGGTCCTGCTGTTTATTTGGGTGATCAAAGATTATCTGATCCTTCTGACATGCATCAGAAGATGTTGAGGGCGGGATATGGTCGTGATGACATTATGGATTCTGCGTCTGATATTAGAGATGCTGCGATGCACATTGTTGAGGATACTGATGAGTATTTGGGTGGTGCGCGTGGTGGCTTTGGTCATACGCATGGTTTTGCGGATGGTGGCGAGGTTCCGAGGTCAACGACGATTGCGGGTCAGCCTCATTATTTAGCGTATATTAATCCTGAAGAGGGTGATTTGTTGAAGGGTTTGGGCGGTGCTGAAGCGCCGGGTCCGGGCGGCATTCCGAGTTATTGGTTTCATAGTAGCTGGGGTGGTGGAGGTTCTTCTAGTTCTTCTAGTTCTTCTTCTTCATCATCTTCGAATGACGATAATAAATCATCAAGTGGTGGCTTTTTTAGTGATCTTGCGATGGGTCTTGGTCTTAAAGAAAAGGATCAAGACTATGTTGACCGCACGGCTGCTACGATTGAGAGTAATCAGGGTTCTTCTGCTGCGAGTAATTACGCGAGTGGGATGACTGACAAGGGTTTTGATGACAATTACAACGCACCTGCTGCTACTACGACTACGGTAGATACTTCTCCAGCGGCGACATCGTATGTAGATACTTCTTCGCTTGCTGGTATTAGTGCTGCATCTGGCATTGATTACACTGGCGGTAATACTAACACTACCAGTTTTGACAATGATAGCATGGGTGGTAGTGGCTACGATGATGCGGCTTACGGCGGTTCTCAAGCTGATTTTTATAACGCTGGTGGTTTTGGCAGTGACAGTGATGATGATGACAGTGATTCTGTTGTTGTGACGGGTTCTAGTGGTTATCCGAGTTTGGATGCGACTGCTAGTAGTTACACTGGTGATGAGTTTGGCACGGGTAATATTTTCACTGAGACAACTCCGGGCGGTAGCACGGTAGATTTTGGTACTGGCACTAATACCACTACAGTACCTGATACTCCGCCGCCATCTGTATATGTTCCTCCGCCCACTTATTATGATATGTTTGGCGGTGAGCATGCGACTCAGGAGGCTGCGAATGCTGCTGATAAGTCATATTCAGATGCGCAACAGACTGCTCTTGATGTAGCTTCTCAGACTGATAATATTCCGGGTTATATGTCTGGTGGTTATGAGTATGAGGGTCCTGACTTTGATCAGGAGGCTAGTAACACTGCGAAGTTAACGGGTGTTGATTACAGCAGAATTAGTGATGATTATAGTACATTTCAGGGCAATGACCTGAGTACGGGTGATGGAAACACGATTGGCTACGCGACTGGCGGATCGAAGGCGGGTTATGCAGCGGTTGTAAATCCTGTAACTGGCGGCATTGATATATACACACCGGGCAGTGAGAGCATTGAGAAATCTTTTGCGGCTGAAGAATTAACGGATGCGTTGAATTATTTAACTGATGGTGATGTTGATTTAACGAATTTGGATGCTCCTGCTGATCTTTTGGCAGGTTCTGTGACTGGCACTGAGACTGGTGATGTTGGTTTAGAATCTGGTGTAGATGCTATTGAGGACATTATTGAGCGTTTAGACACTGAGGGCTTGGATAGTTTTGTTGATGATTCAGTTGAGGCTGATTTATTTGGCGAAGATTACACTCCGACTTCTGCTGAGTTAGCTGCTCAGTTAGAGGAGTTAGGATTGCCTGATCTGCGCGTAGATTCTGGTTTTGATACTGGTCCTATGATGACAGGTCAAGGCGACACTAATTTACAGAAAGCTATGGATGATGCAACTAGAAGTGATGGGTTTATGTACTCGTTCATTAAGGGAGAGGGCCGTGTAAAACTTGACCCTAATAATCCTAATGATGTAGCAAAATTTACAGAAGATTTTTTGAGAAAAGAAGCTGAATTTGATAGAGGCAACACGCTTGATGACTATGACGCTCAAACTTCGCTTTTTGCAGATGATGCCGCAGCAGAGGTTCTTGCCAGTGAAGAATATGATGGCTTGACTGATTACGAACGCGCAGCGTTTGGAACTGACGCAGAGACTTTTTACGGTGATTTAGGTGATACAGAAGCTGACAGTGAAGATGTTTCAGTTGGTATTGACTACGGTGGGCGCGATCCGATGAGAGATCAAGACCCAAGGAACGTCACTTCTACGATTACGGATACAATCAAAGAACTAGAGGGTTTTGGCGGTAATACTTACTTTGATGTTAATGCTGAACGCGCTGGTTATGGCAGCGATACGAAAACTGATCCTGTAACGGGTGAAGTTACGCAGATTGAGCCGGGTATGACGGTTACGAAAGAAGAAGCGGAAGCTGATTTAAATCGTAGGCTGACAACCGAGTTTGTTCCGAGCGTTGTTAATGCTGTGGGTGCAGATACGTTTTACGCTATGGACCCCACCACGCAGGCTGCGTTGACTTCAATTGCGTATAATTATGGCGCTAATTGGGCTGAAAAGCTACCAAGTTTGGCTGAAGCTGCGAAAACTGGTAATACGGACTTGATTGCGGATGCGATTGAGGATCGTGCGGTAGATAATGACGGAATTAACGCGACTCGACGTTTGCGTGAGGCTGAAATGGTTCGCTCTGGCGTTGCGCTAGGCGGCGATACTGATATTTACGCTGAAGATGATGTTGCACTTGCTGGAACGGCAACGGGTAAAGGTACTGGTATTGGTGGCGCTGACACAGAAATTGTGACAGAAGTTACTGGAGATACAGGCCAAACAGCTACTCAAGCTTACTTGAGTGCGATGACGAAGTTAGATAATCCAGAAACGATGACTATGATGGAACAGCAAGCGTTGTATGGCGCTCGTGGTCAGGTTCCGAACGCGGCTGAGACAGCGTATTTGAATGCCCTGCTGCGTGATGCGAAGCATAAAGAGGACGGTCCTATTGGTGCAGATGGTAATCCAATTTATGAAGCGGGTGATTATGTTGTTCAACAGACTGGCGCAGAACAGTTTGGTGATTTAATCGTTAAGGGCATAGACTTCTTCTTGAATCCGTTGACGATCTTGGGTGATAAATACAGCCTTGAGAATATGAATGAAGCCTATGTTCAGGAACAGCTTGACGCGTATAAGAACGGCGGCACGTTTGTTTATGACGGTGCAGGCACTGTGGTTGGCATTGCTGACGCGAACTATGACGCGGATGGCGATGGTGAGAATGACAGTGTAGTTCTTCTAGGCGATGATGGTGAATACACTGTTACTGGTGGTCGCATTGGTGTTGAAGATGTTGATAACAGCAATCAATATTCTGATACTGACGAAGACATAGATGACATTGATATTGTAGATTCAAATACCACTTATACAAACACTGAAGATGGTGTTGTTGAAGAACGTGTAGGCGCTGGCGAGGAAGAAACTAGCGATGATGAGCCTTTTGTTGATCCATGTCCAGAGGGCTTTGTTTTAGACCCAGTGTTAGGTGAATGTGTTCCGATTGATGAGGTTGATGCGACATCAGGTACTCCAGATTTGGGTGACGTTATTCGCCCTGACTCTGGTAGTAGCACTCCAACTCCAACACCCACACCTGCTACTGGTGAGCCTATGATAATTCGTGGACCGAAGCAGTTTAATGTCGGTGGTGCGGTAACACCTAACATTGATAGATTTATGCAGTCTTTAGGGGCTTAAAATGAATGATTTAAGCGACTTTTCGAAGTACCTCACAGATGAGGAACTAGCAAAGGTCGCTCCTATGTTGGAGCGTTTGCAGACGCTTGATAAGCGTGTTGAGAAACAGGACAACTACATGAGTTTTGTGAAGCATGTTTGGCCTCAGTTTATTGAGGGCAGGCACCACAAGATTTACGCTGAGAAGCTGCAAGCTGTGGCTGATGGCAAAATCAAGAGATTGATTATTAACATGCCGCCTCGACATACGAAGTCAGAGTTTGCGAGTTATTTATTTCCTACTTGGTTAATGGGTAGAAGGCCCGATTTGAAGATTATTCAGGCAACGCACACAGCGGAGCTTGCTGTTGGTTTTGGGCGTAAAGTAAAAAATTTAATTGATAGTGAGGAGTTTAGAGATGTCTTCCCTAATGTCAGTCTTGCGACAGATGCCAAGGCGAGTGGTCGTTGGAGTACGAACGGCGGTGGTGAGTATTATGCGGTTGGTGTTGGTGGTGCCTTGGCAGGCCGTGGTGCGGACTTGGCGATCATTGATGACCCGGTTTCGGAACAAGACGCGCTGAGTGTTACAGCACTAGATAACATTTACGAGTGGTACACATCTGGTCCAAGGCAGCGTTTACAGCCCGGTGGTTCGATTATTATTGTTATGACGCGTTGGAGTATTCGTGATTTAACTGCAAAGGTTTTGGCAAAGCAGAGTGAGAAAGGTGCGGATCAGTGGGATATTGTTGAGTTTCCTGCGATTATGCCATCTGGTGATTCGCTTTGGCCTGAGTTCTGGAGTTTAGATGAGCTAGAGAGCGTTAAGGCTTCTATTCCTGTGGGTAAGTGGAATGCCCAGTATATGCAGAATCCCACTGCTGAAGAGGGTGCTATTATTAAGCGCGAGTGGTGGAATTTGTGGGAGGAAGAGGACCCGCCTTCGTGTAGTTATATTATTCAAAGTTATGATACTGCGTTTAGTAAGTCTGACAGGGCTGACTATAGTGCGATTACAACTTGGGGTGTTTTTCATTATGATGAAACGCAAGAGGATCATATTGTTTTACTTGACGCGTTGAGAGGGCGATGGGAGTTTCCAGAGCTAAAGCAGCAAGCGAGTGAGTTGTATGAGATGTATGAGCCTGACATGGTTCTTGTGGAACAGAAGGCGAGTGGTATGCCGTTGACGCAGGAATTAAGGCGCATGGGTATTCCTGTAACGCCGTTTACGCCGAGTCGTGGTGCGGATAAGTTTACGCGTATGCATGCTTGTGCGCCTGTATTTGAGAGTGGCATGGTATGGTGTCCTGAGACTAATTTTGCTGATGAAGTTATGGAAGAATGCGCTGCATTTCCTAATGGTGAACATGATGACTTGGCGGATTCGATGACTCAGGCTATACTACGATTTAGACAAGGTGGTTTTATTACGACCCCAAGTGATTATGATGACGAAGATGAACTGGCGTTTGCGCGTCGAAAAAGGGAATATTACTGATGGCTAATAAAAAACCGAAAAGGGTTAAATTAACACCAACTGAAAGTGGCGGTCAGATATACATGTCTGATAGTTATGCTAAAGAATACAATGATGCTATAAAAAATTTAAAAAATACTGACCTTGATAATTTAATAAAAGAAAAACTCAGAAAAAAAATGTACGCTGAAGGAGCAACT